TCGCGCGCCTGCGCCTCCGCCCCGGCGGCGCCGATGACCGCACGCCTGCCGTCGCTTTCGGCTCCGATCGGGATGGCATCACCAGCGCGCAGACGCGCCCCATCGGCGAGCCGGTTGGCCGCGCGGGCAAGCACGGCGCGTTTGAGTTCGTCGAGATCGAGTGACGCCAGGCGGCGCGAGAGATCACGAAATCCGGTCACCGATCTTGCTCCTGCCAGGTGAGGGTGGACCAGTCAAAGCGCCTGCCTTCGAGAGTGCCAAGCACCACCACGTAGGCGAGACGCTCATCGTCGGGAAGGCTGAAGGCGACGTCGAATGGCACCCCGTTCCGCACCAGATAGAGACAATCGATGAGATCGGGGTGCCGGCTCAGTTTTTTGCCGAGGCCTGGTTCGCCTGTTTCTCGGCGTTGGCGGCGCGAAACGCGGCGGCGACGGCGGCGAGGCCCTCGTCACCGAGTTTCTGCACGACCATCTCGATCTGTGCTTCGTTGCTCGGCGCCGGCAGCGGCAGATCATCGATCGCCGCGACGGCGCAGGCGAGCAGCGCCATCCCGAGATAGGGTTCGTTCTGCCCGAGCTGCGGCCCGACCGCTTTGAACAGACGCAGTTTCTCCAAGGCGCCGATGCGCCGGAGCATGAGCTTGCGCCCGAGCGCGTCGGTGACCGTCGTCGCGGTATCGGCCGCGGCGACGATGCGCGATTGCGGACCGTTCATCAGACGCGGGTGCGGAAGGAGGCGAAGAATTCGAGGCGCTGGCGCACCGGCGCGTCGCCGCGCCAGGAGCCGGCATTGGCGAGCCGTAAGACGACGTTGCTGTATTGAAAGGTCGAGACCGAGCCGTCGACTTCGGAAATATACTGATAGACGGTGCTGGTCGGCATCGACCCTTGGGCGTAATAGGCGGCCTCGACGCCGGCGATGAAATTATCGACGTCGGCGGTGCCGCGTTCGAGATCGAAACCGCCCTCCCAGCCCTTCGGCAATTCGGCGCCCATTTGCACCCCATCGAGACGATCGACGCGGACTTGCGCCGTGAGCTGGCGGCTCTCAAAGCCGGTGACATAGGTGAGATCGATCTGCCCGGAAGGTCCGATGACGACCAGCGTGCAGTCGCTGCCAATGGAAAATTGTGTGCCCGACACGGGAATATCTCCTTAAGCGATCTGCCCGGACGGCAGGGTCTGGTTCTGGATGGTCACGGTTTGGCCGCCATCGACATTGACGATGAACTTCTCGTTGATCGCCATGTATTGCACCTGCACGTCGGCCTGGACGTAGCCGAGCGCGGTGCGCGCCGCCGGGTTGTTGGAGGTATCGCATACCACCTGGAATGGCGCGTTCCCGCTCGCGGTCGCGCCGAGCATGCTCTGGCCGAGCATCGCCTGCAAAAACGAGAGCAGGGTCGCGCGGATTTGCGAGAATAGGGCGGCGTTGATCGGTGCGCCGACGAATTGCCCCATGCCGGCGGCGAGGGTCGCGGCGAGATAGTTGGTGAGCCTGGTGTAATTGTCACCGTCGTTCGCGGGGTTGGTGGAGGTGTTGTGGCCGGCCCGCACGCCCCAGAAATTTCCCGCCGGCTGCGGATTGGCGATGACGTCGATGCCGGCGGTGAACAAGGCTTCGAGATCGGCGGTGGAATAGGTGTTGGCGAGCGGCGCGCCGGGAGCGCCGGAACGCTGGCTGCCGACGACACCATAGAGCGGCTTGTTCAGGCTCGATTGCTCGGGCGAAAGATTGGCCAGCCTCCCGGCGACGAAGCCCTGTGGCGAGACCAGACGAAGGAGATTGTTGGTCTGGTCATTCCACCAGATCCAATCACCGAACATCAGCTTCGCGCTATAGCTGTCGAGACCGACGCTCTGGATCGTTGCGACGGCATTGGTGATGGTGTCACCCTGCGGCCCGGTCAGGATCATGTAGATCCCCTCCGAGATACCGAACGCCGCCTGCGTCGTCCATTGCGTCTGATCGTCGCTATCGGCGAGAACGGCGATCGAGCAGCCCTGCCCGCCGAGCGCGTACATCCCGGCGCGCGGTGTCGTGCTCTGGCCGATCAGCGTCGCGGTGGTGACATTGCTCGCGCCATCGGTGCCAGGTGTGCCGTAGCTGAAGGCGAAGGATTCGCTGCTCGGCGCAATCGTCAAGGTATTGCCGAGCGAGGCGACGACGATCTGCGACGGACCACGCAGCGTCCCCTGGCCGAGATTGATGGCGTTGACGAGATTCTGCCAGAACGCGGCGCCGGTGCCGCCGATATTGTTGAACACTTCCGGCGTGAATCCCGGCAGGCTGAAGGTGATCTGCCAGGTTGCGGCCTGGCTTCCCGGCATGATGCTGCCGGTGATCTGATTGCCGAAGCTGCCGGTATGGAACGCGGTCAGCACCAGCGGGCCGTTGGTTCCGGTGTAGAAAAGGCCGAGCTGGGCGGCGGTATCGGTGCCGTCGGTCACTCGAACGCCGCGGAAATTCTGCGCGCCCTGCTGGATCGCGGTCGCAACCTCGGTGCCCATATCGTATTTGCGCGGCTGCAACTGGCCGAATGCGGCGACGTAGTCGGCCATCGTGCCGATGATCGCCGGCTGGTTGATCGGCCCCCAGGTCGCGGTGCCGACGACGCCGATGATGTCGGTCGGAACACCGTTGAGAACCAGGTTCTGCGGCGGGACGATCTGGACATAGAGATCGGGCACCACCAGCGCTGTGGTGTTGAGGCTGCCTTGCGTGACGATCGGCATCGCCTCAGCCTCCGCTCAACGGCGTGGTCGCGTTGACGCGAACCACCGCGTTCGCGTTTTCGCTGGCGAGAATGCTTGCGATGGTTGTGGCGTCGGTAATCAGCGCGCCTTTGGCATACGACCCGAACGGCCGCACGACCACCAGGTTGGTTATCATGATCCACTCTCCAGGACAGGGGGATGTCTCGTCAGTCAGTCAGGGAAACCGAGGCGTTGCCGGCGGTGCCTAGGGTTGTCGTCCCGAACAGCATCGCCGCCAATGTCGCGGTTTGCAGCGTCGGGTATTCGACCGAATAGAGCAGGTCGCGGCGATAGAGAGATGCGTTTTCCTGGCGGTCGAGGGTGATGCTCTGGCGAAACCGGAGCCGCCCGACGCTGCCATCGGAAAACGGCAGGAAATACGTGGCCGCGAGCGCGCTATCGAGCGCGATCATCGCCGCATCGCGCAGCGCCGGGTCGGCGCACCAGCCGATCAGACGGAAAATCTGCTCCTGGCGGCGGACCTGATTGAAAACGCCCTGGGTCGCGACGGTGCGGGCGATCAGTCGCTGAACGCCGGGGAGCGTGATGGTCGCGTTGGACAATTGCACCAGGCGATTGGCCATGATCTGGCTCGCGAGGTTGGCTGCGACATTGGCCGGCGCATCGCCGCTCTGGCAGGGATAGACATAGGTGTCGGCGTCGGCGAGAATACCGGCGATCTGACCGGCGCCGGCGCTGCCGGCGAAGGTCGCGCTGTCGGGAGTCGTTGCAACCGTCAATGTCGGGGTGACGGGGGCCGGATTGCTCCATTGCGGGAGATAGCGCGTGGTGTTGCGCTCGCCAGCGTCTTCCGGAAATACCGTGATATTGACGTAGCCCGCGGCAAGATCGGCATCGAGCGCGGAACTCTCGGGCCAGCCGCGATAAAGCCGCACCGGGGCTCCGCAGATGCTCGGCCCGCTCAACCCTTGCGGGTAGAGCGCGGCCATCGCGGCGTTGACGAGGGCGGTCTCGACGTCGGATTGATCGGCCATCAGCTTGCCACCTGTCGCACCACGAAACGCCAGCCGAGTTCGGAGAGTTCCGCGCTGCTGACAACGAAATTGCGGCCGAGATCGTCGGTCACGAGATCCTCGACGCGCGGGACGATGCCGGGCAATGTCGGAAGCAGCAGGGTGAACGCGGCGAGGCGCACATCGGCGGGAAGATCGCCGGCGTAACGCGCGCCGCCGCCATGGCCGCCCTCGATCATGCTCGCCGGCCAGTCGCTGAGAAGCGGCGT